CGACAGCCCTATTGGGAAAGTGCCCGGTCTGGCTTCTTTAGCCGGGGGTGCTGTTCTGTCTAGGCAGATAAAAGAGCTTGAAAAGCCCGGCAGTTACGCTGTTGTTGCTCCGGGTACTGGCTACGAGGCTCAAGGCCAGCGTTACAGTCAGTTGCCGGGTCAAACGCCGGAAGGTTTTGCCGAGAGGATCAGCGCAACAAAGCCAGCGAGGGGTTCTGGCGAGGGTTACATAGGCGATGTGGCTGGCGTTTCTAGCGTTCAGAAGATTGGCCCAGTTGAAGTAAGAACATTTACTGGCAAGGCTGGGTACTCCCCGACTGGCGAGAAAGAGCCTCAGAGGGAAGAGCGTGGCGGCGGAGCTCCTGCGGACACAACAGTAACGACTGCCCCGACACAAGTTTCTGGGACTATTACCCCTGCGGCAAGACGTAAGAGCGTTCAGGCACTTGGTTCTGGCGGTGGTGCTGGTAGCCGGAGGGTATTCTTCTAATGCAGCTTGACTTCAAGCCGCCGGGGAAGATCGCCAAAGCTTTTATGAAAGATAGCTCCTTTGTAAGGGGCATTCGTGGGCCTGTTGGTTCTGGGAAGTCTGTCACCTGTTGCATGGAGATCATGCGAAGGGCGGTAAATCAGAAGCCAAATGAGTCTGGCATAAGGCGGTCTCGATGGGCGGTGATTAGGAACACCAACCCACAGCTTAAGACCACGACAATCAAAACGTGGCGTGATTGGTTCTCAGACGAAGTGGGCAAGTTTGTATGGTCGCCTCCGTACACACACCATGTCCACTTTGCTCTGGGTGATAACACGACTGTTGAGCTTGAAGTCATCTTCTTGGCTTTGGATAAGCAGGAAGATGTAAAGAAGCTGTTGTCCTTGGAGCTTACAGGGGTCTGGATTAACGAAGCGAGGGAGATCCCGAAGAGTATTGTTGATGCTTGCACCATGCGTGTAGGCCGTTTTCCGTCTATGAGAGAGGGCGGCCCAAGCTGGTTTGGCGTGATTATGGACACAAACGCCCCAGATGAGACGCATTGGTGGGGAATTATGTCGGGAGAGGTGCTTGCTCCTGAGTTTATGAGCGAAGATGAAAAGCTTTTACTTATAAAACCTGATGATTGGACGTTTTTTAGCCAACCAAGTGCTATGAAAGAGCTGAGAGACAAGTCTGGCAACTTGACAGGTTACGAATTGAACCCAAATAGAGAGAATAAGGACAATTTACAGCCCGATTACTACGATAAAATCATTCTTGGCAAGGCTTCGCCCTGGGTAAAGGTCTATGTCCAGAACGAATATCAGGCATTGATGGATGGAAAGCCTGTTTATCCGTCATTTAGGCGTGAAGCACATGTTGCCGCATCGCCTTTAGAGCCTAAAGATGGTATAGATATTATTGTTGGCATTGATTTTGGCAGAACGCCCAGTGCTGTGTTTACTCAACAGATCTATGGTGGAAGGTGGATCGTATTTCATGAGCTCATTGGGCAGGATATGGGAGCCGGGAGGTTCGCCGACATACTCAAGAGGGAAATCATCCGGCAAGGGTGGGAGTCGCAGAACTTTATCTTCATTGGTGACCCGGCTGGTAACCAAATGGCGCAAACTAGTGAGCAAACGCCTTTCATGATTCTCAGGGCGAATGGTATCAATGCTCGCCCAGCACCTACAAATGACATTATTGTTCGCATCGAGGCTGTTGAGAGCACCCTTAATCGTATGGTTGACGGTCATCCTGCTTTCATGATTAGCCCAACGTGCAATACGCTCGTTTCTGGTTTTGAGGGCGGCTATGAGTATAAGCGTAGTTATTCTGTCGGTAATGAAAAGTTTGAAGAGCGGCCTTCAAAGAACAGGTTCTCGCATCCGCATGATGCCTTGCAGTATGCTATGGTCGGGGGTGGTGAGGGTCGTAAAGTGGTAGGCGGTAAAGGTAGACAATCCGCCCATACCATCGCTGAGAAGGCCGGAGATCCCCTTCAAAGACAGAGCCGCAGAAGATACGGTAGCCGGCTTCCTAGAAGGGATAGGGCCAAGTGGATTGGATAATATGTTTTCGTAACTCGCCTAACTTCGGGTTATGGAGATTATTTACGTTTTGGAGGCCTGACTTTGGTCATGTGTTCGCAGTAAGATATGTACCAGAGCTTGATGCTTGGCAGAGGTTTGAATGCGCTAGTGAAAGGTTTATATTTGAGACGCTATTTGAAGATGATGCAGTTTGGCTTATTCACCACCTTATACATGAGTGCACCTGTATTGAGGTCGAGGGTCTTGATTCGCCGATTCAGATGCCAAGGATCATGTATTGCGTATCTTTTGTTAAGCACTTGGTTGGAATCCGTAACCCCTTTATATTAACGCCTTATCAGTTATATTGTGAATTGCTTAAAAGAGAACACAAGTTCATTTTTAACATCTGAAGGAGATAGCTATGGGTATGTTTAAATCAAGCTCTCCCGGCCCAGATCCAGAGCTAGAGCGTCAGCGTCAAGCAGAAGAGGCTCGTTTAGCCAAGGAAAAGGCCGAGCAAGAGCGTTTACAGAAAGAAAGAGACCGTGTAAGGAGAGCTAATCTTGCTGGTCAGAAGTCTTTACAGTCGCCAGAAATGGAGGGGTTTGTTGGTTTCAGGACTCCTAAAATGATGGGGCAAAAAACAAAACTGCCGGAGATCGGTTAATGCACCAGTATAACTCAGAGTCAGATCTTATCGGGGCATCAGATAATGATGAGTTCCGCCGTGTAATGAGCCGATTTAATAAGGCTAAAGGCCGTTGGCAGTCTTGGACTGACATCTGGGAAGAGATATACGACTATGTGCTTCCACACCGCGAAAGCTTCTTCCAAGAATCTCCTGCCGCAAGACGCACTGAAAACATATATGATGAGACTGCTGTTGTAGGCCTTCCTAAATTTGCATCCAGATTACAGCTTGGCTTCTTCCCCCCTAATGGAAGGGCGTTCAAGCTTATGCCGGGGCCTGAGTTCCCGAAGTCAGAGATTAATAGGTCTTTGATGGAGTATCTTGATAACATTACGGATTTGATTCACGAGGGTCTGCGTAGCTCCAACTTTAATGCAGAGATGCACGAAGGCTTGCAGGATCTTGGCCTTGGAACAATGAACCTTCTCTGCGAAGAGGGGCGTTTTGTCGGGGATCTTCACTTCACTTCTGTCCCGCCTACTAATATCGCTCTACTTCCGGGGCATATGGATGGTGTAACAGCATGGTTTAGATGGAATTACAATATTGAGCTTAATGACGTAAAGCATCGTTATCCTAAAGCTAAGTTTACCGAAAAGATGCTTCAAGAGCACAAGCGCAATCCTAGTCGCAGAACGAAGATTATTGAGGCTACCATTTATGATGAAACAGACAAGTTCAAGGATGAATACACCTATTACCTTATCTCTGAGACAGACAAAGAGGTTCTGATTAAAGAGCGTCTTAAGGGGCGTGGTTCTATTCCTTGGATTACAACACGCTGGTCTAAGTCTGGCTTTGAGGTTTGGGGTCGTGGCCCTGTTCTTCAGGCAATGCCAGCAATCAAGACGCTAAACCTTACTGTTCAGCTTATTCTAGAGAATGCTGAAATGGCAATCTCAGGTATGTATGTTTATGATGATGACGGTGTTTTCAATCCTGATAACGTCACCATCCAGCCGGGGATGTTTATGCCCAGAAGCCCGGGCTCTTCTGTAGACAACCTTGCCGCATCTGGGCGTTTTGATGTTGCCCAGCTTGTTCTTGATGACATGCGGCGTAATGTTCGTAAGGCACTCTTTATTGACGAGCTTGACACGAGGCCCAATGCTAGGACACCCCTCTCTGCTACGGAAGTATCTGAAAGGCTTGCTGACGTGGCGAGAGACATGGGTGCTGTAGCTGGTCGTATGCAGAAAGAATTTCTACAACCTCTTGTCGAGCGCATTGTCTATATTTACCAGAAGCAGGGTCTTATTGACATTCCTAAAGTTGATGGAAGGGAAATCAGGATTGTTCCTGTTTCGCCTCTTCTCAGAGCTCAAGATCAGCAGGATGTTGCTGACTTTGTGAGATTCCAACAGACTGTTGCGTCTACATTTGGGCCTGAAATGACACCCATGCTTTACAATCAGGAAATGGTTGTTCAGTATCTTGCCGAGAAATTTGGGATTAAAGAG